CCCCCCGCCCCTGCCGCAGCGGAATGCCGGAGTTGCGGATTGCAGTGCGTACCCGCTCCTTCGACTCCTTCACCGACGTATCGGGAAGCCCCACCAGTTCAAAGCCCGGCAGCCCCGGCGATACATCCACCTCAACGTCGATAATCCGTCCATCTATCCCAAGGGTCGTCGCACCATAGGTCTTTGCAAACAACGGTCTTCCCTCCCACGTTTCAAATATAAGAAAATTATAACACAAGAGAGGGCTTGTTGCCTAATGATTCTTTGTGAAAAAATCTGCCTGTAGCAGCCCCCATGCGGGAGGCTCTACACATAATGAAGAATTACGCTATCTCCTTATAATGCACCGTCAACGTATGCAGTCTTGTGCGGATCACATCTCTGAGTGCCAAAGGCTCGACTGTTTGCACTGCATCCCCATAGTGGATAAAGTAATCCGCGATGAACTCCTCCTCGCCCACATTGTAAAATCCATGGATATAGTACCGCCCATTCTCCTCCACAAGTCGCATGGATGGATAGTGTTCTTTATAAAAGAAATCCCGTCCCTGTGCCGTAATCTCGACGACAAAGGAGAGTGCATCGACACGGCAATAGAGATCCTCTGCGGGATGAGCAAAGGATAAAAGTGGCATCCCCGTCACATCCGTACACTCCTCCACCACAGTGATGCGGCCACACCGAAAGACACGCGCCTGCCCCATCTCGAAATCATGCGTTGTGTCATACCATAAATGTGATATAATGATAGACATCTATTCGTCTGACCTGCTATTTACGAGGAGATGTCATTATGACACAGCGTCCTGCATTTGATGAGATTCGCTCATATGAGGAGTTTATAAAATATTATTGGTATCGAACAGAACTCGTAGAGATTTGCAAAAAGCTTGGAATTGCACACAGGGGGGTAAAAAAAGATCTCAATCACAACATTGCAGAATACTTTAAAGGGAACATAGTCAAAGCCACTCCCCAAAAAGAGCAGATGATATCATCTGGAGCGATTTCCTTGGACACACCATTACTTGCTTGCAACTTTTCGTTCAACACAAAGTTTAGAACATATTTCTCAAATCTGACGAGGGTTTCTCCCTTTAAATTTACAGCAGATATGGCGACCGCATGGCGAAAGGTGAAAGCGGATCACGACACATCGTTTACTATACAGGACATGTTGAATGTATATAAGGGGATATCGACGTATGCAAAGTATGATTCTTCTGTATGCGAATGGAACCGCTTCTTAAAAGATTTCTGCGCTGATCCCATAAATGACAAGTTCAAATCAAAATTAAAGGCAGCTGCTATCCTATGGCGAATTGTTCGTGATTCCGATCAACCTAAAATGTATTCACACACATTAGTGCAAGATCATTTAAAACAACTCGAAAAGCTTTAAGGATAACACTTCTTAATTAATTTGTTGACTGTATTGTAAGAAACGCTGATAACTGTAGTCCAACTTCTCTCAGCGCATCTTTTCCCTGCCAATGTCCCCCTATAGAGTACCAATCTTCATCCGCTTTATTTCCTTAAATAGAACAAACCTCTACATCCATCAACGCCGCTCTCAATCCCACCCTTGAAAACAACAACAATCTGTCCGTCCTTCTTGACCTCAATGTGATCGAGCAGCCCGCCCCATAGCTCCTCATCAAACGCAACCTGCTCCCCGTCGATACCACATACCGCTTGAATCATGCCCTCCAAGTTGTTTCTCTTGCTCTCCCTCGCGGCAATTTGCTCATCCGACCTCGCCAGATGCCCCTGCTTTTCCATATAGAGCGCACGAATCTCATTTTCCTGTTTCAGATATGCCGTCTGATCCTGTGCCACCCGTGCGTTTTCGCGAATCAGTGTTTCAAGCCGTTCTGCCAAAACACGGAGTTCCCGCTCTACTTTATCCCGTTCCTCCGTCAGCTCCTCCATCTGGCAAACGCTGTCAATTAGGGAGCGGAGTTCCGCGATTACGTTCTCTTTGACTCCCACCAAGCAGTTCAGAGCCTTGACGAAAGCCTGTTTGATTTCCTCCTCCGTCAAGTGCCTCGTGCCGCACGGCTTTCCCTTGTGTGCATATTTCTTGTTGCAGCGGTAGATGCCCCTGCGGTACTTGTCCGTCGAATGCCACACCTTAGCCCCGTACCATCCGCCGCAACAGCCGCATTTGATTTTGTTCGCAAAGATGCTCACACCGCTGTGCTTGCCGTTCTGCTCTCTACGCTTTATCTCCGCTTGCACAAAGTCGAACAAGTCCGGCGGGATAATCGCCTCATGATGCTCCTCCACATAATACTGCGGAATCTCGCCCGTATTCTTCCGTCGCGTCTTATCGAGGAAATCCGCCGTATACTCTTTCTGGATCAGTGCATCGCCACGATACTTCTCGTTGGTAAGAATGGAGCGCACTGTGGAGATGTACCACTTGTCCTTTCCCGACGGGGATTTGATTCCCCGCTTCTCCAACTCCTTGGTAATGGCATAAAAGGATCGCCCGCCAAGGAAGAGTTTGTAGATGAGCCTTACGATTTTCGCCTGCTCCTCGTTGATTTCGAAGTCCTTGTCATAGCCGAGGAACGCGCTGTAGCCCACACTGGTCTTGCCCTCGGCGAACTGCTTCCGCTTGCCCCATGTGGTGTTTTCCGAGATGCTGCGGCTCTCCTCCTGAGCCAGGCTGGACATAATCGTGATAAGGAGTTCTCCGCGCGAATCGAACGTCCATATGTTCTCCTTTTCGAAGTAAATTTCTACGCCATGTTCCTTGAGCTTTCGGACGTTCTGAAGTGAATCCACAGTGTTTCTTGCAAAGCGGCTGACAGACTTTGTGATGATGAGGTCAATCTCACCGGCAAGGGCATCCTCGATCATCTGGTTGAACCCATCCCGCTTCTTTGTGTTGGTTCCACTGATCCCTTCATCCGAATACATGCCGACGAAATCCCAGTCTGCACGGCTCTCGATGTAGTTCTTATAATGCGCCATCTGCATCTCATAACTGGAAGCCTGTTCTTCATGGTCAGTGGAAACTCTGGCATATCCTGCCGTTCTGCGCCGCCTTGGTTCTGCCGTAACCTCAGAACGAAAGATTTTAGGGCTTGCTGGGATGACCCTCACTGTCTTTGCCATCGGTATGCGCCTCCTTCTTTGAGGTGAAATATGACTTCATCATCGGATATGGCAATCCACTCGACGTTCTGCACAATCTTTCCCTCGTAGCCATCGCCGAACAAGGATTCTGCCGCTTCTTTGAGTTCGGATTCGGGCAGCCGCTTCAGTCGACACTTTGTTCGCGGCTGACTGCAAGACCACACTTTTGCTCCCTTCGTCCATATATCGCGCTCACACTTGCTGCCGCAGGAGCCACAGTACACTTTGTTCGTGAAGGGATTGCTGCCGCGCTGCCCGTTGTAGATTCGGGCAGTCTTTTTTATGCGACCATTGGTTAGGTGAAATTCCACACAGTCATTGTGAATGACGATCTTAGAGACTTTGCGTCTGAGTTCTGCGGCATCAAACTCATCCTTCTGCATGACGGTTCTGACCGCAGCCACAAGTTCCTCTTCCTTGATTGGACGGCTACCACAGGATTCCCTACCCTTCCGCTCTCTCGTATTGCAGCCCCACCGTCTGTACTTCCCGGCGGTTCTTCTGCTGAAGCCGCCTCCGCAACATCCGCATTTCACCATTCCGGAGAACGGAAGAACAGGATTCCGATTCACAGCCCGTTCGGCTCTCCGTTTCCGTATCTCCTGCGCCTTATCGAAGTCTGTCTTTGACACCAGAGGCTCGAACGTCCCCTCCACCAGATACATGGGAAGTTCCCCTTTATTCCGCTTGCGGATATGACCTTCTGTGATGTAGTTCTTCTGCAACGCCATCGTGCCCGTGTAGGAGCAATTTGAGAGGATGTCCTTTACCGTGGTCTGCTCGATGGGTCTCCCCTGCCGTCCCATAATTCCATGCTCTGCGAGACTATTTGCGATGGCATAGGCAGATTCCCCGGCAAGGTATCTTCGGTAAATCTCCTTGACGACCTTGCCCTCGGCAGGAACAATGCGAAACATCTCTCCGTCCCATGTGTAGCCGTACGGTGCTTTATGTCCGTTCGGAATCCCCTCTGCGAACCGTCGCCGCACGCCCCACCGAATGTTGTCACCAATGCTTCTGCTCTCTTCCTGCGCAAAAGATGCGAGCAGCGTCAAGAGGAGTTCTCCGTCCTCGGATGTGGAATCAATGTTCTCGCGCTCAAAGCGGACGGCAATCCCCTTCTCTTTCAGTCGTCGAACGGTATGAAGGCAATCCACGGTATCTCTGGCAAAACGGCTGATGCTTTTGACGAGCACCAAATCAATCTTCCCGGCGTTGCAGTCGGCGATCAGTCGCTTGAACTCATCTCGGTGTGTAGTGCTTGTCCCTGTGATTCCTTCGTCTGCGTACACGCCGGCATATTCCCACGCAGGATTGTTTTGGATGAGAGCACTGTAGTAACTGACCTGCGCCGCAAGGGAGTGGTGAAGCGTATCCACAGAAACGCGCGCATAAGCAGCCACACGCAGCTTTTTCTGCAATACAGTGCTTGGTTGAACCCGTCGTATCTTCATGCTAGTCCCTCCTTTCCACTCCCATATTCCCGTACTATCCGCACGATAGCAAGTCAATATCTGAAAATAGAAGCCCGATGACGGGACGATATTTCTCGCGCATTTTCGCTTCAAACGCAAGATACTCGTCCTCTGACAAAAGCCCGCTCTGCAGCATTTTCCATGAAGCACGCATCACCATCTGATACGTCATTTCCCGAAGTCCTTCTTCCTTGCTCATTTCAACATCTCCCTTCATGGAACAGCGGACAAAAACGGCTCTTGTGGTCACCTTTTGGGGCATAAAAATAACCCGACGATAAGCCGCCGGGCATTGAGGTTAAAGCAGTTATTTATCTCTGAGGCTGTGCATCATATCCTGCAATTTCTGTGGGACGGGAAGCCCCATCCGCGCTGCGTTCTCGATGATGGAGATTCCTTCATTCGAGATGTAGAAGAAGATCACGGCAGAGCGCAGGACGCATCCGCTGCCGATAATGTGGGTATCGAGGACATTCGCCACACCCACAAGAGTAAAGATGCAGACCTTCTTGCAGATCCCCTTAAAGCCGATGGCGCTCGACAGTTTCTTTTCCACAATCGCACGGAGAACTCCCGTGATGTAGTCCGTCGCAACAAATGCGACGAGGGCATAGAGCAGATCGTCAAAGCTGCCGAGGAACTCCCCGACCACGATGCCAATGCCCGCCGCATACAGACGTATGGTTAAAATCTGATCCATATCAGACACCCCCTGCTTTCTTCCATTTATTGAGATTGCTCATCCTGCGCAGACGGTAGTTATAGCATCCGCGCAGAAGCTCTGTAAGCTGACCGTCTTTCCATAAATATAAGGGCGAGCCTGTGCTGACAAGATATTTCCCCTGTCCCAGTGGGCAGAGGCTTGTACGGGCAGTCGGATTCGTTTCCAGTTCCATGAGCAGCTCATCCTTTGCACTGTAAATCTTTGAAATGTACTTTTTCCCAAGGGTAAGATAATCAAGATTTGCAGGAAAGCGCATATACATTCCGTCATGGATTGGATAGCGGATGCTGTAATCCGGTGCGCTCCATCTGCTTTCCGAAGTATGGGATTCCCCTGTAACAGTGTCTCTTGACGTTGTTTTGGTTTTCTCCATCCAAGGTTCCATGTTCTGACCGTCGAAGAACACATAACGGTCTGTGCTGACACGGCTTCCGTCTCCCCCATGCTCTGATATAGAGTGCCATATCATCACTTTGAAGTTCCCAGCTTTATCCACCCGTCCGCCTACGGTTTGGCAGCTATAGAGGTCAGTGGGACCAGATACGGCGGGAGCACCAAACATCGGCACAAGATCGTATGCGGCGATGATCTCTCCGTTGCGTTTGACAGAAAGAACACTGTCACGCTGATCTGCCCCGATGAGCGGGAACACGAGAACATTCACTGCTTCGAGGGTATAGAGATTTCCCCGCTCATCCATTTCGGCATCGAGCATTCCATAGCCTGAGACATACGCAAAGCGGCTACTGCTGTTGACCATCCATATGTCCTCTTTGGAAAATCCGAGCGGATGAATCTTTCCTTTTGTGTAGTACAAATGGAGCATCTGGTTTTTTTGATCCTTCCACTTTATTTGGAGGAGCGGTATGCCGGAAAGGGCATTCGTTGGAATGTAGCTATTGCCACTCTCGGATTCATGCCCGTAGACACAGCGACCGTCCGTCCAGATCCACTCGCCCGGATAGACGGTGCGATTCCCTATGCAGATAAGCCACGATCCGTCTGCAAGGACTTTATTGTCGCGCACCTCTCTCACTCTCGCTCTGTGCATCGTCTCACGCTCCCACGATAACGGCGGTACCACCCTTTGAAATCTGTACCCACACTAGACTGCCGTCTGACGTATTGCAGTCCACTGCCGCACGAAATGGATAGGATCGCTCGCCGATATGAACACGTCCATTCTGAATCCTTCCGCGCTGAGCCTGTGACTCAACCACCTTCGAGTTCTTTATCCCCACCCGTATTGCTGCCGCAAGTCCAAGAATGCCATTCATCCGTACCACCTCACCATCTTGATCGTCTGCCGCAAAAGACGCGGCGTAAGCTCTACCGTATTGGACTGAAGGAAGTATTCGTGTCCCTCGAAGCGGATGCGCTCGGTAAAATCGACAATGTGGTCAATGTCGGGAACGCCGCTACGAATCCGTGCGCGAATTTCGAGTGTGACCGTTTCCTGCGTTTTGCGATTGAGCCATTCGATCTCTCGTGTCAAGGCACGCAGATAATCTGCGCCCACAACGGGAAACTCGGTGTCGATGAGGGAAGAATACGGAAGCTCATCATCGCTCGCGTAACTTGCACCAAGGCTGAGATTCGACTGCTCGACGGTGAACTGGCTTGCCTTGCCGCCGGGCTTTCCCTGCGACAAACTGCTCCCCTCCAATACGCCATCGACGTAAACCGTGGTTGCATACCAGCCATAGCCGAGCGGCGCGTGGTAGGTGATGCGCTCCGTTCCCTTCTCGTTGCTCCAATCCTCCCAGTCATATTCCGTGTGCTTCTTTCCGTCATTGACGGATTCTGTTGTACGCTCCCATTCCTTAAAGAGATACACGTCGCGCCCCGTGGAGGCATAGGCATAATCCGTGCGGCTTGTCGAGCCGTCCACATTGTGTGTGCGCTTTTCGGCGAGATATTCCCCATCGTAGGTATAGGTGCTGTAGCCGTTCTCATTCGTCTCACGGACGAGAAAGCCGTTGGAGTAGGTTCTGCTGATTTCTTTGAATGAAATCGTTCCCGTGAAGGGAACGGGAGCGGTATCCTCCTCGTTGTGCGCCCCGCTCTCATGATTGTTGTTCGCGCTGTGCCAGACGGAGCGCACGAGTTTCCGTTCGATGGTCGGCTGTGCGTGCGGCCAGTTTGTGATGTCAATGACAGATTCCTCCATGCCGCGCTCAATGATATGGAGCGTGTCGCCCCGTATGAACACATTGATCTGACGCTGCGGCAGTTTTGCCGTCCATCCGAAAAGAGCCGCGATAAAGTCATGATACGTCATTCCACTCCCCTCGAAGTTCTGCGACGGTGTGAAATCATCGGTCAGACGATGAAGCCGAAGCCCGAGTGCCGATGCAATTTCCTCCGCATAGCGCGACACCTTTGCCCGCTCCACATAGATATGGATGGGTGTGTAGAGGAGCGTGTCCTTACTGTACGTCCCCTTGACGGACTGCACGATGCCGCGCTGACTCGTTTCCTCGACGAGAAAACGGAAGGCATAATCCAACACGCGCCCCTCAACACACGCGTCGATGGAAAGCGGCCGGACGGTTTCGAGTTGGATTGTGTCGGAAAGCGTAAGCTCGCCGAGCGTCACGGAGAAGGCGCGGATGCCGCGCTCTCTAAACTCTGCATAGGTCAGTGTATGAGGAATCTCTATTCTCGTATCTGCAACAATACGCGACTGTTTGACAAGAGTCCGCTTCATATCTACGAAAACCGTACCACAATGACCAATGCGCCGCTGTGCGTCGCCCGTTACCGTGATTTGCTTTACGATCCGAATATCGCGCAGGGTATCTGCATGAACGGAACAAGATAGATTGAGCCTGCGTGACGTATCTCCACTGACCTTGACCGATTGACGAAATACGGGAATCACCGTGGCATATATAACAGACTTGATGTGAATGCGCCCGAACGGCAGCCACGCGATACAAATGCCAGGTTTCAGCTTGATGCTCATGTCCCCGCTCTCCATCCGAACTGCTGTCCCGTGAGTTCTGCAATCGTCATAGAGGCGGATCGTGCGTCCATGACAACGGAAGTCGGATTCTGCTCTACAATGTGCCTTCCGTATTCCGTGATATTCCCGCCGCTCTTTTCAATCGCCGTCAAAGCACACAGCCCTTCTGCCGTGCGGTAGGCAGGATTTCCAAGAAGAGAAATTCCCTTCACACACGAGTCCGCGCCATACTGCGTGATAAGTGACGCGGTATCCACAGATTGCAGAATCTCCTGATTCGTAGCCGTCGCCTCATAACTCCCGTCCCCACAGTCGGTCATATTGGTATGCGTTTCTTTGACGGGCAGCATGATGACCTGTTCCCGTGGGCTGATCTCCTCATCCGAGAGGATGAGATTCGAGACGAGAATATCCTCGGTTCTACTGTAAACCGTAATGGTCTTTTCACTGGAACTGTAGGCGTACCAAAAAGAGCAGTCCTGTTTGTTGCAAACCTCACGTTCGTTCAGGATCGCCCGAAAGATACCGTCATGGTTTTGCCCCGGTTTGACATGGAACCACAAGGTATTGATGGCGTTTACGCGAATGCTGTCGGAAGTGGCAACGGTATCGTTATTGTTGTTTCCCTTCATGCACCACCTGCTCCAGGACGTTTCCGCGCTAACGATGATGTAGCCTCCAATTGCAAGGGTAAGTTTGGCACGGTCTGCACTCTCCGGTGCTTTGAAGTACAGATCCAGTTTCCCGTAAAGCTCTGTGGGAAATTCTGAAATCGTCAGCCCTTTGTCACTGGTCGGCTGCCAGAATGACACGCCCGTTTTGCTGTACTGCTCTCCTGTTACCGTTGTGCCGTCTTTGACCGAAAGCAGCTCCGCATAGCCTGGATTGATGTATTTGAACGCCATACGAACCTCCTCAATTCGAGACTAGGAGCCCCTCTGCTTGAATGTCCACGCTCACATCCTGCTGTGGCGGCTCATCTGCACTGCTGAGTGCCTTGACCCAGAATACAGTATTCGTGTCGCGGACGTTCTGCAGTGAAATAACATCCTTCCACTCGGCGGACTCCAATGCGGTCTCGGTCGTGTATCCGTTATTGATTGCCGCTTTCCACTTATCCGCATGATCGCCAATGAATTTGATCGTCAAGGCTCCGTCGATGTGGAAGCCGCTCTCGCAGCGCACGGCACATTTGACGGCTTTCTGCTCGCCCTTGCCCGCATCGAGGAGGACGGAGATCGGAGAGAGTTCCGTACCGGAGCTGACCTCTGTTCCGTCCTTGCCGCCCTCGGTTGGATTGTTCATATAGATATGCAAGAGTTCTGCCATTGTCATACCCTCCAAAATTCCAGAGATAGTTTATATACCTTCGGGAAATGCGCCATATACTCGTAGGATTTCACCACAACACGCATGGAGGGCAGGATGTTCCCGCCCTCATCGGTCACGGACACCATTGCGCGGCTGTCCCAGTAGCCCTTGATCTTTTCCCATGCGGCAGAAGTGACCGTGACCGAACAGGAAATACGATCGCCCTCTGCAATATGCCCGAAATCCTGCACGACCGCTCCGCCGACAATTTCCAAAAGCTGTTGACGGTCGTCGGGAATGGTCTGCCAGTTTTCAACGGATAATGTCCGTACCTCACCAATGTGAATATGAATTGGAATCACCCCCTAGGGCATTTTCAACGGCAGGACGGATGCGGTCGGCGACATGATCGGCGAGCATACGCATTCCCTCGTTATTCTCCGTGACGGCGTTCTCGATTTGCACCTGTATGTGAATCTGACGGTTGTCTGTCATGGATGGAGCAGTCTGACCGCTGTTCCGCGCGTCGGATGCGGAAGAAGCGCCTTGCACCTGCCGCCCGAGTTCTGACATCATCCCCGCATAGGAGAACTCCTGTCCATTGACACGAATGTGTGAATTGTCCTCACGCTTCTCGGGGGCAAAATTCGGCAGGAGATTCTCCATCGCCCATTTACGCCCGGACTGAAACTGTTGGAGAAGCTCCGGTGTCAGCCCCAAGTCCTCTGCCGTAAACTTGTTCTTTTTGCGAAGGTACTGCATCAATCCGACCTGCCCGGACTCCTTGAATACCTTCAGTTCCTCTTTCTGGGAGCGGAGAACTTCCAAGGCGGCGTTGCGCTTGACATCGAGTTTCTGCTTCTCTGCCCACCGCGTCGCCTCGACCTCGTCCAATCCCTTCTGCACCCACGCTTCCTTCTCACGCTCAATCTCCGCAAGGCGATTTTCGAGTTCGGTCTTCCAGATGGCACTGATGTTAGAAGCGACATCCCGCTCCCACTGCTCCATTACCCGCGCCTTGCTCTCACTGAGCCAGTTCTGCGTCTGTACCTCGTCCAAGCCCTTCTGGCGGAAGGCATCGGCTTCACGGGCGATGGAGTCCAATTTGTTCTGCAGGTCGGTCTTGTAGAGCGCATTCGCCTTATCCACAACGTCGCGCTGAAAGTCAGAATAAATCTTCGCTTCCTTTGCCAGACGGTATTCGTCGATGAGGTGAGGATCTGCGCCCTTCTGGAAGAACTCGAAGGATTCACGATCCAGAGCGTGTAGAGTGTTCTGGATGTCCGTGTGTGTCAGTGCATACAGGTTGTCCGTCAATTGTGCGGTCGCCTTTGCAGATTCACTGACCGTTTTTGCGGCATCTTTCTCGGCTGCCGCACGGATTTTCGCCGCCTTTGCATTCTGCTCCTGCGCCTTAGCGTTCTTCTCTGCTTCGGTACGCGCCTTCTCCTCTGCCGCTACTTTCTCCTTGACGATCTTCTGCTGTTCCAGATATTGTTTGTACTCATCGCCGTAAATAGCGTCAAGAACCGTACCGCCAAGGAACGGTATCGCAATCAACGGAGATGCCACAGGATGATTCTTCATGAGCCACGCATTCGCCTCGGCGTGTTCATTGACCTTATGAATTTGCTCCCCGACAAAACCCGCAAGCTCCGCGACGGTCTTGAGTGCTTCGCCCCATCCGAGCACGGCGTCCTTGATTTCGTCCTTGTTGTCGCAAATCGTTTCAACCAGAGACTCGAAGCCGTCATTGATCTCGGGCATCAGTTCTTCGGCGGCAGGAAGCAGTGCCGCACCAAGGGCAAGTTTCAGCTGCCCCGCTTCCATCTCCATCGCACGCCATTTGAGGTACGTCTCGTGCGCCTGTTCGGGGTCAAGCAATCCCGTGGTCTTGACACGCGAGGAAATGGTCATCAGATCGTCATACTGTTCGAGAATCGGGATAAGAGCCGCTCCACGCGCACCGAGGACTTCAGCGGTATACGCTTCCTCCATTCCCGCTTCGCTTGCTGTCTTGTATCCCTTGGCAAGCTGCGCCAACTGCTCATTGAGCGGCAGGAGATTGCCCTGCTGATCTTTGAGCGCAATACCAAAACGCGAGAGTGCGCGAGACGTGCCATTGCCAGAATTGCCCGCTGCAGATACCTGCTTGTCGAGACGTGCGATCAGAGGGATAATGCTCTTGATATCCGTATCCGCAAGCTGAAACACCCGATTGAGTGTCGCCGCCTCCCCCGCAGAGACGTGAAGCCGCTGTGTGAGTTTGTAGACGTTCTCGCCCGCAAGCATCGCGTCTTTCGTGATATTGAACAGTCCTGCGCCGGTTGCTGCAACAGCCATAACGGCAGCCATCTTTGCAGACAGCACATTGAATCCGTTCGTTAGGTTTTTGACACCCGCCTGTGCCGCCGTCATTCCTGCAGAGATGCGCCCGCCGAGCGTGCCGGAGAGAACCGCGCTTTCCTTGAGGCGGGTATTGAGTTTCCGCACCTCGGCTTCGGTCTGAGCGACCGTCCGCTGCTGACGTAACAGGTTACTTTCAGCACGGCGATAGGATGCGCTGTCCACGCCGTCATTCTTTTTCGCGGATTGGAGGACAGCGACAAGAATCTGTTCCTTTTGCCGCTGAATGTCAAGTTCTCGGTTAATCGCCTGATACCGTACCTTGATCTTATCCAGTTCCGTACCCACACCGTCGAGTTTCGCGAGGTCGGCATCCAGTTTGAGGTGAATATTGTTTGCCTTGCTGTTGAGCCGTGCAATGGAATCTGAGACAGTTTTCCCCGCTGTGTCAAAGTCCAGCTGCAGCTGTGCGATGTTGAGACCGATGTCGAGATAGAGTTCATCAATCTTTTGTCCGCGCTTTGCCACTCCATCTCCCTCCCTACATCACGTCGTCAATAAATCGCTCGGACGGCTGCTCACAGAGAGCCATCACCACAAGCTGATCGAGCAAAAAGCTAATCTCGTGTGCGTCAATCTCCTGCATCGTCCACCCGTAAGCCGACTGCAGCCGCTCGTAATAGCGCAGTAAATTCTGGTACGGGGAAAGAACTACGCCTCTTTCCCCGTCTCCTCGTTTGGGAGTTTTACCAGTTTGGAAAACGTCAGCGACTGAATCCAACGGAAAAGCGCACGTGTGAGCGGAACAATGTCCGCAACTTCTACGTTTTCGTCGATGACTTCCTTCGTCACTTCCTCCCTGCCGAAGCCGAGAACGATCAGACGGACGTGCGCATCCAAAAAGTCCTCAAGATTCATGTCCTGTTTATCGGCATCAAAAAAGGCAAGGAATTCGCGCCATACCTTCATCTTTGGAGGATGCGGCGTGATCTCCCTGCCCGCAATATGCAGGATTGGTGTTTCCATCGTATCCTCCCTCAGACCTGCTCGTACCATTTTGTCCCGGTCTCAGCGGCAAAGCCCGCCGCCTCCTCGTCTGCCTTGGCGTAGGACAGCCCGTCCGAGAGACGGTAGATTGCCTTTGCCGTCAGTGTCGGCGTGTCGAACTGAATGCTCTCCTGCTTCGAGTTGCCGCTCTCGGAGGGTTCCGTGAATTGGACTTTGTAGAATTTGGTATATCTCTTCTTGCCGTTGCGCTTATCCGACTGGAAGAGGACGGCGAAGTATGGCGCGACATCGTCCTTGCCCGCCTTCATTACGCCATTCTCGATACTGTGCCCCAAAAGATAGGCCATGTATTCCAAAGGAAGCGCGGCGGTATCGAAGGTAAGGTCATAGGATGCGGTATTCGACGCCGTATCCACGGACTGACCGTCGGCAAAAAGCTCCGCCTGATTCGTCTGCGGCTTGATGTCCACCTTGCGCAGGAGCTTCCCGAGCGGAATCGGCTTCTCGTAGGTCGCCGTGCCGCCCGCCTCATCGGTGAGCATCTTCGCGATATGAAGTTTCTGGACGTTGATGAACTGCCCGCTCGTAAGATTCCCTGCGGGCTTTCCTGCCGGTGTTGGACTTGGCATTTTATTCTCCCTCCATTACTGTTTTATAGTCTGTGATTTCTACGAATATATCTTTCTCTGTCAGTTCCTGTGTCTGCACACGGACAAAGCCGAGCGGCAGAAGCACATTCTGCACTGCTCTGTGAATCTCTCGAAAACGTCCGTCCTTCGTCAGAATGTGGATACGCACTGTCACACGCCGCTCCAACTCCATGCCATCGGCTGAGAGTGCGGGAACATCCGAGATCACCGAATAGACGATTATCGGATAAGTCCCCGCATCGGGACTGCGTCCGTGGTAGATGCTCTTCTTTCCGTGAGCGAGAAGCTGCGTCAGCTCCTTCGAGCGCACAAGTGCTTGATACACCATCTTGGCAACACTCATTTCCCCCTCCTCCGAATCGCCGTGCGCACGGCATCCACGATGGCAGAACGGATACCGTCCTTCTTGGCATCGAGCGCGGGATAGAGAAACGGCTTGTTGATGCGCGGGCTGAACTCGACAAGCACACCGTAGGGAACGCCATCCTGCGATTCTGCATCTGCTGCGATCCTCCAAACGGAGCCGTCTTTGCGTCGCAGTCGCTTATGGATGGAGTCGCGCAGTGCACCCTTTACCACGCGCTTATCTGTTCCCGTATAAACGGGACAGCGGTTCTTTGCCTCTGCGACCACATCGTCCGCGCCGCGCTCGAGTGCTTCCTTTGCCGCAGCCGTCGCCTCCGCACCGAGTTCGGATAATATCTTCTCGGCAGAAACAAATCCTCGGTATCTAGCCATCCTCCACCAACTCCCTGCATTCCATCACGAGCCATTGTTTCTTCCCGCCGAGCAGATAGGGCGGCGCAATGAGCGTGAGCGTTTTATCTCCCCAACGGATACGATCCGTCACGCGCACATCCGCACGGTAACGAATAACGATGCGGTAATCCACCTCCTGCACCTTCTCCGCATATCCGTCGGAGATTTTTGCCGCGAATGGAAGAACAAGTGCCCACGCTTTACCGACTTCCTGCGCCGACGATGAGAGGATATTCCCCTCATCATCCGTCTCCGTCACGGGACGCAGGATGGAGATTCGATGACGCAGTTCGCTCATAGACACCTGCATCTAAAAGACCTCCTTCCGCACACCGAAGAGAAGCGAGCGCAGCGTCAGCGCAAGCCCTCTGTGATCCGCTTCCTCCCGATGTTCATAGAGATAGGACACGGCGTAGAGGATTGCGACGCGCACAATTGCCTGATCTTCGACCTTGGACAGCTTCTTCACGCGCAGAAGTGCCGTACAAATCTGTTCTGCCGTTTCCGCAAAGTGCGTGAGAAGGTCATCCTCCTCATCCCCGTCAATCCTAAGATACTGCTTGACTGCTGCAAGCGGCACAAGCATAGAACCACCTCCCTTCTTTTGCCGCATATTTCACAATCAGCCCTTCATCTTGAGTGTCTGCACGGCTTCCTCAAGAACGAGTTTGCCGTCCACACGCTCCTTCATAACGTAGCCGACCATGCCGTTGCCCGCAAACAGCTCCTTGAGTTCCTGCAGAGAGCGGGTGCCGCGATCCCCGATGTTGTAGTAGGAGTAATCCCCGAATGCGATGACGGTCTTGCCCGCCTCGACAGCAGGCATATATGCCGAAGAGTACACGGGATAGCCGAGCAGACGGTCGGGTTCGCCCATCTGATACGAAGGCTGCCAGAAATACGCACCGTTCGCGTCCTTGAGCTTGCGGATGCTGGCAAGTGTCTGGTCGTTGACGATGAATGCCGCATTCTTCCGGTAGGGACGCTTGAGACTGTAGACGAGTGTCACGAGTTCATCCGCCTTGAGGTCTGCTGCCGCCGTGGTGACGGAGGTCTTTGCCGAGGCAAGAAGTCCCTTGGGCTTATGAGTCCCGTCGCCATTGAGGAACGCATCCTCCTCTGCGTTGCCAAGAGCCTTGCCGAACTGCTCGATGAGATAGCTCTCAAGGTTGAAGGCGTTGTCGTAGAGAAGCTCTTCTGTCACCTTAACCGCAACGTGCAGCTTGTGCGCGTCGAGGACGATCTGGTCGAAGGTCGCGTCCCCAAAGGTAAGAGGTGCGCCTTCCTCAATCCACGATGCCGCAGGTTTCGTGGCGGCGATGTTGATCTTGTGCTCGCCGCTCGTTGTGATAACCGTCGCAAGCGGACGCAGGACGTTCTCCTCATTCAGAACGTCGATCAGACGCTTATCGTATTCCTCGGGAACGAGATAGCCGCCGTTTGCATCCACACCTTCCTGCAGGACGTTCTCCACCTGTCGGAAGTTCGTGCGAAGAGCCTTCAGCATTGCCGCACGATATGCCTCGCTTGCACGCCCCGTCTTTTCCGCATTGAGAGATGCACCCGGAATATTGGTGATCGCCGCCGTCACAGGCTTTGCAAGCTGCGCGTCAAGAATTGCCTGACGCTCCATGCGCTCAATGTCCTTTCCGAGTGCAAGTACCTCATTCTCCATTTGCTCATACGCCTTGGCATCTTCGGCTGTGAGATGCCCGTCCTTTTCGTGAGAATCCAGAAACTGCTTTGCCTGTTCCCACATTTCTGCACGCTTCTCGCGCATTGCCATGATCTTATCCATGTTCTTGTCCCTCCGTTAGTGTGAAATAGAAAAGAGCCGCTTCTTAAACGGCTCTGCATCGACATTATTTGGTTGTGTTCCCTGCCCGAATTTCGAGAGCAGGGAGTTCGTGACAGCGGCGCGGGAGAAGATCAGCCCGTCTGCCACTTCGGTCACAGGACGCTGAACGTCCGTATAGAGAACGGAATCCGCAAACCCAAGCTCCACCGCCTTCTTTGCGTTCATCCATGTCTCGGCATCCATCAGCCGTGAAATCTTCGCACGGGACAGCCCCGTCTTGAGTTCGTAGGCGTTGATGATGCTCTCCTTGATCTCTCCGAGGAATGTAATCGTCCGCTCCATCTCGTGCGTGTCGCCGATGGAAATGGTCATCGGATTATGCAGCATCATCAAACCTAGAGGTGAAATCTCGACGGTCGATCCTGCCATCGCAACAACGGATGCAGCAGAGGCGGCAATCCCGTCAATCTTAACGGTGACATTTCCCTTATACTCCATGAGCATATTGTAGATCTGTGCCGCCGCATAGCAGTCCCCGCCCGGAGAGTTGATCCAAAGGTCAATATCTCCCTCGGCGGCGTGAAGCTCAGATCGAAACATCTGAGGTGTGACTTCATCGCCCCACCACGTTTCGTCCGAGATTTCACCATCCAGAAGCAATGTCCGCTTCTCTCCTTCGTTCCGTACCCAATTCCAAAACTTACGCTTCATCACTTTCTCCCTTCTGCCTAGCTGCAAACAGCCCTGCGTCCCTCAGTTTTGTCATATTCCCGTTGATAAGATACAGATCGCCGCCCTCGTCTGCTTCGATGGGATTCATGTCCTCAAGGCTGCGGATGTCGTTCGCGGAGAGCCATCCGTTTTGCCGCCCGATGGCATAGCCCTCCATGCGGCTCTTGTAGTCCCCGCGCAGTAATCCATCGACGTTGAAGCGGATGAAGTAGTCCCTCCGCTCCTTGTCCGTCAGCAATGCCTTTTGAAGAGACTGCTCCCATCGCATGACCCACGGATTCAAGGTGTACTTTACAAACTCCAAGGACTGCTGCTCGATATTTGAAAACGAGGATTTTTCCAAATCTCCGACCATATGCGGCGGTACACGATAGAGACGTGCAATCTCGTCAATCTGGAACTTCCTTGTTTCAAGGAACTGCGCCTCCTCGGGCGGTATAGCAATCTGCTGATACTTCACCCCCTCCTCGAGGACGGCGATCCTGCCTGTGTTCATCGTGCCGCCGTAGACGGCATGCCAGCTCTCTCGCAGTTTCGACGGGTCTTTGAGAACACCCGGATGCTCAAGCACGCCGCCCGGACGCGCACCGTTCTTGAAAAATGCCGCGCCGTATTCTTCCGTTGCAAGTGCAATCCCGATGGCGTTCTTTGCCATAGCGAGGGGACTGTAGCCGACCAGACCGTCAAAGCCGAGTCCCGGAATGTGGAGGACATCCTCTCGCCGCAGCCGAATCTGCCCCTTGTCCGCAAAATTCGGATTCTCCTCCGTGCTTCGCGTGTAGGTGTAGTAAAGCTCACCCGTGTAGCTGTCGCGGCCGACCTCCATCTTGTCTGGGAGCAGCGGATAAAGTCCGATAACACGCCCTCTGCCGTCACGCAAAATTTGTGCATAAGCATTTCCCCACAAAAGAAGGTGACTCATCATTGTTTCGCGAAATATAAAGGAGGTCATCTCGGGATTGGGTGCATCGTGGAGCAGAAAGTATAGCGGATGCTCCGGCACACGCTCTTTGCCTTGCCCTTGGTAGACATAGACGTGAAGCGGCAGCCCTGCAATGGATTCCGCGAGGATGCGCACACAGGCATAGACCGCCGTTGTCTGCATTGCCGTCCGCTCGTTGACCGCCTTGCCCGCCGCCGTCTGCCCAAACAAAAAGGACAAGCCGCCAAGATGATTGGAAGGCTTGGCCCGCGAACGA